GCATTTCATTGGCGCTGCAGCAGATGGATTCGATGTCGCGCTTGACCTCGCGCAGCGTCTTGGCCTTGGCCTCGCCGTATTCGTTGCTGACGGCGGCGACACCACCGCGCTTGCTGATGGCTTGCTGCACATCGGTGACACCGTATTCGTCCTGGACACGATGCACGTAGCTGCCAAACCGCTGGCGCTTGGCGACCTTGTTGTTGGCCTTGCCCGCATCGGTGCCTTCGCGGGTGCCCGAGATACGCGGCTTGCGCAGCGTGTCGGCCAGCACCTCAATAAAGGTGGCGTTGGGGCCTTCACCCTTTTGAACCGCACTGGTAAACGGCGTTTCTTCGGGTTCGAGAATAGTAAGGATGTCGCGGAGGTCCTCCCGATTACCGCCCGCGATGCTGGGACTAGCGTAACTGTTGGCGTTCATGAAGTGTGGGGTTAACTGACCGGCTGGGCTTCTGCCCGAGCCGCTTTGCGTTGCGCCAGCACAAGAGCCAGGTCCGACACACGTCCCGATTGCTGAAATGCCTGTTCGGCTGCCGCAGTTCGCTGCCTGCCCGGGTCCGCCTTGGGAGCGGCGCTGGGAGACTGCGTGACAACGGGGGGCGGGGTTGTGGAGGCCGGCGGGCGTGTCGGTTTGCCGTTGGTCAGTTTGGTCTTTTTCAAGGCCTCCCGTTCCAACCGTTCACCCACGACCATGCGGGCCACCACCAACTCAAAGTCCGGCTTCCGCATTAGTTCCGGGTTGGCCCGCAGCAGCGCCACGGCCTCCTGAAACTCCGGCGAGGATTTCTGTTCAATCCACGGGTAGAGCTTGACCGCCTGCGCGTAGCTCTTTTCGCGAGCCGTCTTGAACTCGTTTCGCAACGATTCCATGCGGGCCTCGCGGCGGGATTCCAGTCGCCGGGCTGTGCGCTGGGCTTCCAGGCGATAGGCCCGGACATCCTCGGCGCTCAGTTCATAGCTTTTGCCGTCCTTTTCCTGCCAGGTGCCACCAGACGGGTTATCTTCGGCCCACGCCGCAAACTGGTCAAAGCGGGCCACCTGGCCATCGATGTCCAGTATTTCGCGGTCGGCGTTAAACACACCCTCCAGTGGATCCGCGGCTCTCTGAGTCGCGGCTTGCGCCGCCGGTTCGGACAGCTTGCGTTCGGCTTGCACCGCCCGCTCCTCTGCCGCCACCAATCGCTTTTCGGCCTCTTTCAGCGTTCCGGTCAGTTTGTTGACCCGTTTTTGAAGGTCCCGAATAGCCTTGGGCACCTTTTCCTTGCCCTTTGACTCTTCGTCCGTGGTTTCGTCCTGGCTGCTTTCCGTCTCGTCCTCGGCGGCTTCCGGCGCCGACTCTTGGTCGGTCTCCGGTTGCTGCGCCGCGTCCTGCAACGTGATTTCAGCTTTCAGTTCGTCGGACGCCTCCTCCGTGTGCTGACTTTCCGGGGAAGCGGCCTCGTTGGCGTCACTTTTTGTCTGGGCAGAAGAAGCGCGTTGAGAACGACGCTCATTCAACATCTTGCCCAGCGCTCCAACAGACATGTTGGCGCTCGCGTTCTGCGACTCTGCCGCAACAGCGGCGGTTTCGGTTGCCATGCAATTAACCCTGCAAGCGGGAACAGGCTGTTGTTCAAAGGCACAACAGCCAGAAAGGCCCGTGACGGGCCGCAGGAAACCACCTTGGAAAAAGGGAAGACGAGCGGGCGTGCGCCAGTTGCGGCGCATTCCTACCAATCGCGGCCAATTTTGCCGCTGTCTTGGTTTTGGCTAGTTGCGAACGGGCCGGATGTTGCCCAGACCCAACACGACCCATTCCGGCTTGCTGATGCAGTCCGGCGCCTGTCTCAGCACCGCCGTTCTGGGGAACCCCGGCGTGTAATCCACCAACTGCCACGCCACTTCCCGGGTTGAGGCCGCCGGAAACCACACCCTGCCCTGCGCATTGGTGCCGGGGCGCAGCACCCCGTAATACCGCCATGGCCGCGTTCCGGTTTGCACATACAACCGGTAGGTGTGGCCAGGTTCAAATCGCACATCCGACACCTCCAACTGGCCGCAAAGAACGGGGACGCGCACGTAGTTGGTCACGTACACGGAGGAGCGCCGCGAGGACTTGGTGCTTGCGTCCGAGATATTGCTGGTCGCGGCCGACTGGGCCTGCAGCGTCAGGCAAGCCAACGTCACGGCAACTCCAATGGCGCACATAAGGAAAATGGGTTTTTGCATGGTTCTACTCCTGCGGCGGTGTTTGCCGTACCCGTCCTTCAATCAAAGTTGCGAGTTGTGCGGTCAACAGATGAATGCCATGCACCGCTCCCGATGCGTGCGCCAGCTTTGGCCCGGCCGCTTCGCACACTGCGGGTTTGGTCCATTCGCGAATCAGCTTTTCGCGGTTTCGGTCCAACCATCCAACGACGGCACTGAACCGCTCATCGCGGGCGAGGGATTGCAGATCGTTTTCCAACTGCTCTTGCGACAGTTCCCGGCCCCGCATCAAGTGTTCTTGGTAGTTCATGTCAGGCACCTAACGCACCAATCCGCGCATTCTCGCGTTCCTGAAGCTGGAAGCTCAGTTGCTTCATGCGCTTCTCTACCACCTCCCGCACCCGCTCATCCTGTTGCAGCAGTTGCTGCGCCTTGGGGTTGCTGGCCAGTTCATTTTGCAGCACCTTGAGCCTCAAATCCCACGCCTGACCCTGCGTTTTGACATCTGTATCCATGCCCAGCAGTGCCCGGGCCAGCACGTTTCGTTCGTCATCAATCTCCGCTTGGCTGGCATCAAGGGCAGGCCGCAAGATGCGCTCACCCACGTCGGGGTCAATCAACTCAAAGATGACATCCAGCGCCGCATTGCGGTCCACGCGGCCCGTGGCATCCATTTGCAGCGCCTTTTCAATCAGGCCCATCTTTGCCGACACCACCTCGTTGTCGAGGTCGCCAACGTTGTAACTGACGCTGACATCAAACTCACCCTGGATTTCATCCCGGCTGGCTCGCAATGGCTTTGCCTGATTGCTGCCAATCACGCGGTAGTAGATTTCATCCGGCATGAATTGCTGGCAGAGCTTGAGGATTTGCGTGTCCACTCGCGCCAGCGCGTCCATCCAGTTGTTGGCCAAGTCCTGCCGCATGATTTGGCTCTGCACCGCGTTCTGTTCATCGACAGGCCGGCCAAAATACTCGTCGGCAAACCGTCGCACGCTTTCCTCCACCTCCTGGCTGCCTGCGTCATACTTGGGGATGTCCATGAACCCGTAGTCTTCCGGGCTGATGGTTGGCACCTGCACGCCTGGCCCCCATTTGTCCGGGGGTTGTCCGCCGGGATAAAAACTCGGCGGCAGAGTAGCCAGACTGGCGCGATCAATCCGGCTGTCCCACTGCGTCTTAATTTGGTGCTGCCAGGTGGAGGCGATTTCGCCATAGCCCCGGGAGTCATCCAGCAGACGAGTTCGGCTCTCTCGCTCAAACAGAACAAATGGGTATTCCCCATGCGCATAGTCGAGCAGGCCGTGGTAGGCGTATTCCGTCGAGATACCGGCAGAAAAACACGTGTAGTAAATGCCCGGAACCCCGTCGGCATCCGCCATTCGGCGATAGGCATGGATGACCTCAAACAGCCGCTCCGTGTTCATCATCCAACTGGTATTGACCCGGTTGGCGGTGCGCAGAACGTTGCTGTCGAGCTCCACGCTCATGCGTCCGCGCTGCGTGTTGATGACTTTGGTAATCCATTTTGCATCCCACCCATGGGTGTGCTCGCGCTCCAGCAACTGGGCTTCGGTCAGCACTTCGCGGCGATAAATGCCGCGTGCCATCTGCAGGTCCGTGGTCTCAATAGGCAAAAACACCTCTTCGTTTGGGGCGAGGGCCACAACGCACGGGCGGTTTCGCTTGGTGTACGGCCTGGGCAGCTTGGCCACTCCGGTGTTCCGCAGATCTCGAACGGCTTGGCGCAGGCGGGCCTGCTTCACTTCCGGGTAAAACTGCGTCAGCGCCACCGCCGCTTCCTGCTCGGTGTCGGGATTCAGAATTAGCTCCGGCAACACCAACGCCGCCTGTTGTTCGGGCGACAATTCCGCCCCCTGTTGCTGGGCTTGGACAATCTGCATCACGGTGGCAGCGATGGCCTCCATGTCCATCTCCTCGTAGCCCAGCTGGACCTGCCGGTCCCAAAACACGCCCATGATGGCCACACCACGCTCGAGCATGTAGTTGGCCAGCAGGCGTTTTTCCCTGCGGTATTCGGCCATTTGCGTGCTTTTTAACCATCTCAGCAGATTGGTTAAGCGATGCGCATACGAACTGTCGTTGGCCTCCGTGCCGTTGACCATGACCCGCATTCGGTCGCTGACCACCATGAGGAAAGCCACATCCTCGTTGATGTATTTGTCCACCAACGCCACGCGGGCATCGCTGGCTCCAGGCCACGGAAACGGCTTGTTCCCCACATCCGCTCCCCATTTCTTGCCGTCATCCGACTGGTGCGGCCAAACGCAATACCGGGACCGGTAGTTCATGCGCTGCCGCGCAAACACACTTCGGTCCCGCCGCTGTACGGCGGTGACAAAGTCCGCTCGCAACTCCTCCAGGTTGGGCGTGGCTGATGCTTGTTCGCGCAGGTTGCGTTTCATGGTCGGCAATCAGATGCCTGTAAACGGTCCTTCGACAATGCGGCAACCCCCTATGCACCCGCATCTAGCGCTATTGCCGCGCATCTGAACGGCGTCTTGTGAGCGTTAGAACTTGAAACCCGCCACCTTGGCCGCATCCGCCTTGAAGTATTTGGCTTTCCGCGCTCCGGCGTAGGGCTTGTAGGCCCGCACGAGATTTGCCTCCTTCATTTTGCGCAGCACATCCACGGTGATGCCCGTTGCCCCACAAAACTGGCTGCGCGACAACAAGCCAGGCAGCTTATCGAATTGCTCTTGGGTCATTTGCTTAATTACTTCTTTTTGCCCTTCTTTTTCTTCTCTGCCCGGCGACGGATGCCATTGATGTGACTGGTCAACATTTCGCCCACGCAGAACTCTCTCACCTGCCTGGCCTCATCCATCACTAGACTCATGTGCTCTATGCATTCTACGTCAAACCTTTCGTCCAAATACGTTGCCAGCGCCTGAGTTCCCCCCTCCTCTTCCAGCACCAACTGCAGATGCGACAACACATCCAGCGAAATAACGCTTTTCCAATTTGTCTCCATGTGCTGCTGGAGTTTGGGGTTGTAATCACACAGGAACTCGTAAATCCCACGCATCAAAAACTTGTTTGGCATTGTTAACTGCAACTCATAGTCCGTTTCCTTTTCCAAGCTGGCGTTGGTGTATTTGAGTTTTTGAATCATAATTGCACTAGTAGGTTCCACCCCCGTAACTTTGTTTTCTGCCGTATGCGCGATGGCCCAATCGGGCCAACGCCATGTATCGCAACAAATCGATAAAGTCCTTGCATGCACCCGTGGCGCCGCCATACCCGGTGTAGTTTTGCATAGCCCAAATCACCTGCCTGCAATCCTCGCTGACATACAACTGCGGCTCGTTTAGAAGCGGCGTGTGAGGCTCATCCTTGTTCCAAAACAAAAGTTCGTTGATTGCCGTCAGGCCCTCCTCTTCCGACACCCCGCTGGCCTGATGCACCCGCATTGAGGGACCAATGAGCTTGCCGCCTGAATCGCGATCCTCCTCAAACAGCAACTTGATAATGCAGGTGCTGCCATCTGCAGAAACGATCTGGTTTTTGCCCGCTCGCGGGTCAATGTAGCGTTCTGCGATTTCCTCTTGCAGCAACGCCATGGCCCCGGGCGGCAACGATTGCAGCACGGAGCCATCCAAGTTCAAAACCGTTCCCGGATTGTTTTCCGTGGGCTCGGTAATGGTGTAGCCCAGCGTGCGCAGGTGCTCCTCAATCAGGCCTTTGCGGTATGGGTCGCGTTCCTGTATGGTGCCGTTTACCACGCGCACCTGGATTTTTTCTTCATCAAGCCACACCTGCTTGTATTTTTTGGCGCCCCACCCAAACGTGTTCTGCGCTGGCCCCGGGTCTCCATCCCATCCCTTGCGCTGCGTGTCGGTGACATCTCGTTCCGTCGGCACGGCCCACTCGCCAAACCGCTGCTCAGGCGGCCAATCGCGATAAATGTAGATGATGGGCGGGTTGCCCGGCGCGACTCTTACCCAGATGGTTGCCCAATTCCTGGCCCCCGCTGGATCGACAAACATGTAGTTGGTTCCCTCCTTGGGCAGTTGCTCGGGCTTTACCACATTCCAAGGGCCAAAATACGGCAATGCTCTCATGGCGACATCGCGGGCGTAGCCGTACGCACGGCGCTCAATGTATTCGCTTGGCCGGCCTTCGCACAAACTGCGGATGTTGGGGTAGTGGTTTCCAAAGGGATTAAGGATGGAGTGAAAGTAAATGACCCGGGCTTTGGCCATAAACGGCTCAACTGTGTAGGGCATGTGCCCGACCGGCAACCCCGGCACATTGACACGGTCGGGCAACAGTTCCGCGTATCTACTTTGCGTCACGCGGGGCGTTCCGCCGAGCACCTCCTTGATGACGGGCGTAATCCCGTTTACCGGCGTGAACGTCCAAATGAGCTTGGCGCTGCGCGAGGCCAGGCGCAGCTTCAACATGTTGAACCAAGGCAGAGTGAGGCTCTCATCGGCCCACCCCCCCAATCTTCCCCGCGCATGTTTGGCGCCCAACTCAAGGCCTTCAAAATCACTCGGCTTTTGGT